ATCTACAAGGTCATCTTTTAATAGCATAACGTATATCTTACTATTGTTTTATTTTATTGTAAAGGGAAGAGGGTGATTAATGTGGCTAATTATTTTTTAAATGGGATAGCATCTTCTATTTGGCATCCATTACTTAGAGATAAATTGATTCTGGCGGATGACTTTAGACTTTTTCCTTCTATAAATGTATTAAATGCTATGGTGTATCTATCTTCTTTCATAGCATGTGGAGTGATTCTATGTTTAATATCGCTAGGCCAAATAAGTAGTTTACCTTTTTTTGGTTGAACTTTAAAAGTTAATTCGTTGTCATTGATAAACATATCGTGCATGAAGAAATTCCAATTATCCCACAACCGATTATTCATAGTGAATTCTGTTTCTGATCTATTGCAATCTGTCAAATATAATAATCCACTAAACATAGACATTTTATGATTATGACTTTGACTGGATTGACCAAATTTAGTTTTAATAGTCCAAAGATCAACAATTTTTAAAGAAAAACTATTAAAATTTTTATGACTTACTTCGTTTAAACACTCATCCAAAAAGTTATATAACTCTTTGTGATAAAAAGAGGTGTAGCCATTTTCACTCTTTGTATAACCTACCTGTGCAACATTATTTTGATTGGGTGCAATCTTTTTATATTCTACTTCACTATTTTCTACATTTGCTAATACATCATCAACTAATTTTTCGTTAGCCTGAAATTCGTAGAATGTTGCATTACCAAATAAAAATTCTTTCATAATTTTATATTTATAAAGTAAGAGTCATCCTCGCATTTAAAAAGGAAAGAGCCCCTTACGGGGCCCATTCCTTGAGCGGGTAACGGAGTGAGTATCAAGCCCGCTTCATAACAGTTGACTCAGCCAGCATACGCCAGTTGTCAGGGCTAATCTTAACAAGATCAGCAATCTTAAGAGCCATACGCATCGACAACTCGCGCAGTCGAGCCTTGTTGTCCCACATAAACTGCAACACTTGGTCTTCCAAATCAGTCTCAAACTGATAGTCACGGAACAGACCACCATTCGCATCACGATGCACCTGCTTGATACGCAACATCTTGTCACGCTCCGTATCAATAGTCAGATCCAAAAAGTGACATCGTGACTGCAACGCCTCAAGATGGTCCTGCAACTTCTTAGACTTGAGGTGATCGAACTTGATGTTCGTAATAAAGATCACCGAGCCATTGAAGTCGAACGCATCGGGAATGCCCTCACGCCGCAACATGCTGCTATCAGAGTTCCAGTAAATGCGCCGACGCTTGCCACTATCAAGTGCAGCCTTGAGAATGTTCAATGACAGATCGTCCATGAGAATGCTATCGCAATCGTCAAACACCAGTACGTGATTTTTGTCACTATGCTTGAACAATGTAGCATACAGACCCAGTGCAGTCATCGCACCCTTAATCACCTCGTACTTGAGAGTGCGATTAGCAAGACGATCAAACATGCTCGCCTTTTCTAACTGCTGCTCAACACCGAACGACTTACCGACGCCGGGAGGACCACTGACGATCATAGCGCGAATGCCACCGTTCGTAGTAGCGCGTGACATTTCATCAAGCACTGCAAAACGTGTTGCGATACGATCCATAGCCTCTTCGTCAGTCTCCTGAACAACAGGGGCTGTGACAAATTGAGTCACCTCTGCAGGTGCCTCACCGCCGATAAACTCAAAATCATGTTGATCCTCAACCTTGATGCGAATCAACGAACTCTGATTAGGGAACAGACCACCGTTTTCAACAGTAATCCACTTGCCCGTCTTACCACTCTGAAGTCCCTTAACCAACTTAAACTGGGTATTGATCACAGGGACATTGCGATAAGACCCACTCTTAACAAGAACAACTGACATAAAACACTCCGTTAGTGAATAATCAATCAACTATACTAGTATACGAAAAAACGTACCCTAGGTCAACAATTAAAAGGCGTTATAAATCAACGACTTACGATATTGAAAATTTCGCGCTGAAAACTAGCAACGACCTCACTTTCAACATAGAAATCCGTTGTAGGATCCCAGTACTGACCTGCTTTTGGGTCATAGTATAACACCGCGCCCGAGGGGTAGTAAAAGGGACCTTCAAGACCCTTGCGGGGACTAAACTTTTCTTCACGCTGACCGAGAACACGATAACCCATATTAGCCCCAATCCTTGAAGTCACCAGATTCTACTTGTTCAGTAAAACCAGTGTTATATTCTAATATTTCCTCGTCCGTCATATCCTTCTCAGTGACTAACTCACTATTATAGGTATCACCCTTGTAATAATGGGGCTTGAAAGGACGACGATAGTATGCATCTGCTGCTCCGCGATCATAAGGACCGCCGTGACGCTTATTCATGTCTGTCTCCGTACTCTTACTGTATAGATATTATGCGCCCAAACCCAGATAAGGTCAAGCCTTTTAGCCACTTTTTACAGCAACTAAAAGGCTTTATAAATCAATAACTTACACACCCTCGTAAAAACGCCGTAAAAGCCCTATAAACTGAATGAAAAAGGGGTATATCAGTATCATGATATACCCCAATTTTACGCTGTAAAACGGTATTACTTTTTCAGTCTATCAACTAGATCCTGGCGCTTGCGTGATTCTGTATCAACCTGCATTTGAAACATGATATAAAGCAGGTATGCAAGAATGCCAGACCAAAAGATGATAAGACCCCAGTCTCCAAACAGATAGTTTAGACCAAGAATCGTACCAACAGTGGCCAAACAAACACCAGTCATCTTCAACAAAACACTATCACGGACATTCATAATATTACTCCTTTAGTGAACACAATATATAGATTACAGTAATCAATATATTGTGTCAAACAGAGTTTACCCAATTATTGATATCGTAATACATGTAGCCTATCAATTTCACTACGAAAAGATTTTATGCCATCGCATATGGCATGTGGCATATTGTCTACTTTGAGTTTTATAAATGTTTCGTTATACACATAGACCTCAATATCTATACCTTGATATATAAAGTTTATACAGACATAGGAATTATTTTTAATTATTTGGGGCCTGGTGTCTAGGTAGTTCTTTTGTGAATTGATGTAAGAGGTAATTAAATGTATGATGTGGTTCATCAGGATACTGTCACATCTTCCATGCCAGCAGTACGCAGGCGAACGATATGGCCAAGTTGCCATTGCTTGCTATCAAGACCCTTCATAATACCCAACCACTTGTTACGCAAAAGTGCTACCTCGTTGATTAGTACTTCAAAGTCAATAACTTCATCTTCTCCGTCAACATACTTTTCAGCATCACGGCTTGTTAGGGCCCTATTATATCCTTCCAGATATTTCTGAAAGTATTTACGCCTTAGTTTACGTAATTGTATGTTGAGATAATTCAATACTGCTTCAATCTCTTGTAATTGATTGAAACGCTGTTCTGTGATACCGGGTAGGCTTGAGATATTTTTCTCTACCTTTCCACCTACCCTACAGTCCCATTTAGCCTGTTCTAACTCTGATTCATAGTGTGCTATGAAATCAGGGATAACGGACAAATCAGTTGTGATTCTGGTATACCAGTTCATTCATCACCAATTGTCGTCATCATCCTCATAATCCTCTTCTTCCTCTTCGTAATCTTCCTCATCTTCTTCTTGTGAGGCGATATATGCCTTGACAGCATCCATTACATCACTATCTCTACGAAACTCTGCCTTGATATCGCTTGCTTCGTAATCATTTTCAATCAATACGTTTACAAGACCTTCTGCGGCATCTGGAAGATTTGCTTCATCAATTTCGCCTTTAACGGCACGCCAAACTTCATGTATAACAGTAATACTCATCTGTATTATTCCTCCACTACAGAATTTGTATTACTTATCTTTTTCTGTGCCTTTTCATATTCTGACATTACTTTGTCAAGGCAACCATCTTCATTTGATTCCCAGCCTTTTCTAAAGAATTTAAGAACACTACCATCTTCACAAGTATATGCGAGGCGATTGCCTTCCTTCGTTAAAATATTTGCCTTCTCAAACAAATCAAGCAGACCACTATATGGGTTCATGCCTGTTTCGTAAGGAATCTTAACTTGTACTTGCTCAAAAGGTTTTGCGTAGCGTGTTTTCATTACCTTACACGCGGCACGAATACCACGTACTTCAGTAATTTTGTTACCATCATCATCTTCCTTAAGTTTGAGTTTGCGCATAGCAACAACAATACTTGAAGCATAGATGAAGCCTTGACCACCACTGATCTTGTCATCTGGGTCAAACATATCTTGGCTTGCGTAAGTGTGATTAGTTGCGACTAAGCCAACATTGTGACTGCCGAACATATTGACACAATTACGAACAAGTGATGTGAGTGCCTTAGGCTTACGACCCATGTCACCCTTCATATCGCCACTTTCAAACTGATTGACATCAGTTGGAGTCAACAACATGCCAAGACTATCAATGATGAACAATACCTTAGGACGTTCACCTTCTGGCATAGTCTTGTATGACTTCATAAACTCACTAATAGTTTTAGCAACGTCATCAATCATTGCCATGTTCAACTTCAACAACTTATCCTCGGCTGTGTCAACACCTAGTGCCTTTAGCCAATCTTCGTCAAGTGCGTTTTCGCTATCGACAAGGACAACAAAAATTCCTTGCTCTTGTGCGTGACGAACTAGGTTGCCTGAACAGATGTAACTCTTGCCTGAACCTGATTCACCTGCGAATACAGTAACCTTACCTAGTGGGACTCCTTTGTTAAAGTCTCCGCTAATAAGATAATTGAGAGCGTAGTTACCGGTACTGATCCAATCAGTAGGATCATTGAAACCAATACTAAGACCTTCAATACTTTTAGTAATGTCTTTTCTAAATTTGCTAACATCAAATGGTTTGGCCACAAGCCCTCCTTATTTCTTTTCTTGTACAATGATATTGGTACGACCGATAGCAGTCAACCAAGTGTTTAGTCTTGCGACTAGTACGCTATCATCTTTTGGATTATCAAAGTTGATAGTAATGTCTGCATCGCTATCATTATTGTGATCATGCCTACTATTGTAGGTCAATATAAAATTCTCATTTATTTTATTTTTTGCCACGTTTACTCCTTTTAAATTTAAACTAATGGGAAATAACTCAAGTATATTGATTTATTTGTTTCTTTCACTATAACATCAAATGCTACTGTTATTCTATAATCTGTAAATGGTGTATGTACAGTTACTTTATGTAGTGTGTTACTAGGTCCTATATAAATTAATCCTGGTTCATTTTTTATACTATAATTTTCAAAATCGGTACTCGTATCTTTTGGATCAATACTTATATAACCATGACAATAACTACCCGTATGATTATGCCAATCTAACACTTCATTTACTTTATGATAGTTTATCCAAGCATTAAACCATTTAAAATTTAAATCAGTTTTATCTTTTAAATAATCTAGAATTACAAATCTAATTTGCGAATATAGATTATAAAATAATACGGATCCAGATGTTAATTGAAATAAATTATATCTATCATAATCATGAGTACTAGAACCTTTATCTGATCCAAAGACCTTTTGATATTTTTTATGTCCTAATCTTGATTGATACTTAAATTCTGATAAATTATTATCCACTAAATCTGTCTTATAGAGATGGTAATCATGCTCAGAACTTTTATAAACCAAATCAACCATAATTATTTTAAAATGTTTCTTCTAGCAATTCTATCATTAAATGGTATTTTGTCAAGCATATCAGGACAACTGTCCGCGATACGATCAAGTTCATAATCATTTGGATAGTGTCTAAGTGCACCACGCGCACGATCACGGACGATAGAAGGCACCCTAGGCGTCTTGCCCGGATCACATAGTTCTTCTAGTAATTTCTTTCCCTGCTTTAATGCACGATATCTTTCGTCTGGTAGTGTCATGGTAGTGTCCTCTAAGTTAGGAGAAGGGGAGAGATTACTCTCTCCCCAGTCTTTTTTAGTTCTTCTGCTGTCTAGCACGGATCATCGCTAAAATGTCCTGTGCCTTATCGCTAGAAGTACTCTTAGGAACAACTACGGGTTCACTCTTTGATTCTGGTTCTTC